CTAATGAGTTTAAATCTTTTCGTGTAGATTGGTGGGATGTTCCTGGTCGTGATGAAGAATGGAAGCGTCAGACTATCGCAAATACTTCAGAGTTGCAGTTTGCCCAAGAATTTGGAAATACTTTCTCTGGTAACGGCAATACATTAATTTCTGCAGACTGTTTACTTTCATTAAAAGCACATACTGCGATACTTCAACAAGCGGGAGTTAATGTATACGACAAACCAGAACAGGATCATCAATATCTGATGTTTGTAGACGTATCAAAGGGTCGTGGCCAAGATTATTCTACCTTCAATGTTATTGACATTACTGCAAGACCGTTTAAGCAAGTCGCAACATTCCGCGATAATATGATCTCACCCTTACTTTTTCCAGATGTAATATATAAGTGGGCGAATTATTATAGTAAGGCGTTTGTTATCATAGAGAATAATGATCAAGGATCCGTTGTATGTAATGGGTTGTATTATGACCTAGAGTATGAAGAAACATTCATGTCCTCAGTAGTAAGGGCGGGTGACATTGGGGTTACTATGAACAAGAAGATCAAGCGCATAGGATGTTCTAATATTAAAGACTTAGTTGAGCAAGGTAAACTACACATAGTTGATCCAGAAACTATTATAGAAATGTCTACATTTGTTGCGAAGGGTAGTTCATACGAAGCAGATGGAACTGGCCATGATGACTTGATGATGAACTTAGTTTTATTTGGTTGGTATGCAACAACGCAGATGTTCTTAGACGAGACGGATATTAATGTAAGAGAATTGTTGTTTGCTGAGAAGATGAAAGCAATTGAAGATCAATTACTACCGTTTGGTATTATACACAATCATAACCCTGAAGACGATGTAGAGGTAGAAATAGTTAATGGTGATAGATGGGTAACTGAGCCTGGTGGGACATTCGGACACTAACTAATTGTATAAATATGTAAAAGTATAAATATAAGTAGTGATGAACAAAACCGTATAATGATTACTCATAATTATCTTTTGCAAAAGGAAAATAAGCCATGGCATTTCAAGTATCTCCAGGCGTTCAAGTTAAAGAAATCGACTTAACTAACGTCGTACCAGCAGTATCTACCTCAATTGGTGGAACAGTTGGTGCATTCAATTGGGGTCCGGTCGAAGAAATCAGAACAGTTGGTTCTGAGAAAGAACTAGCGTCTATCTTCGGAACCCCCGACATAAACACATTCCCATATTTTTTAACAGCAGCATCTTTCTTGAAGTACGGCAACGCACTTAAAGTAGTTAGAGCAGAGTCTGGTCACCTAAACGCAACTGCTAACGGCACTGGCGTATTAGTTAAAAATATGGACCACTACGATGACGTGACTAAGACTGGTTACGGTGCATGGGCTGCAAAATATCCAGGCACATTGGGCAATTCTTTAAAGGTTGAAATTTGTCCTGCTGACGCAACTGCATGGGCAGCATTCGAACATGCTGGTTTATTTGACCAACGCCCAGATACATCTACATACGCATCTACACTATCGTCTTCTAATGACGAAATGCATGTCGTAGTTATCGATGAAGACGGCGCATGGACAGGCACTCCTGGTACAGTGTTAGAGAAGTTTGCCCTAGTTTCCCAAGCATCTGATGCTAGAAGTTCTGATGGAACTTCAAGTTACTATGTTGACGTCATCAACGGAAGTTCACAGTATATTTGGTTTATGGATCATTCAAGTGCATTGACAACTGCAGGCGATGCTGCTTCAGATACTTCTACTTTCGCAACAGGTACTTCTGTAATTTCTAACAGTTTATCTGGTGCTATCGATGATAATACACCGACAGTTGGCGAAATATACACTGCGTTTGAACAATTTGCTGATGCAGAAACTGTTGATGTAAACTTGTTAATTGCCGGACCAACACCTTCTGGTCAAGATGGCGTGACTCTGGTAAATAATCTAATCGCGCTTGCAGAAGCTCGTAAAGATGTGTTATTGTTCGTATCTCCTCCTATCGCAAGCACAGTAGGAACATTAACTCCTGCTAACGATGTTACAGTTTTTGCTGATCAATTAATATCAACTTCTTATGCAGTGATCGACTCGACTGCACTTAAAGTATACGATAAGTACAAAGATGTATACCGTTGGATTCCTGCGTGTGGTCATACTGCTGGTCTGTGTGCTAAGACAGATGCTCAAGCAGATGCATGGTTCTCTCCTGCTGGATATAACCGTGGGCAATTGCTCGGGGTGACTAAGGTTGCGTTCAACCCTAAGAAAGCAGACCGCGACACACTATACAAAGCGCGTATTAACCCAATTGTGTCTTTCCCAGGAGAAGGAACTATCCTATTCGGCGACAAGACAATGTTGAGCAAGCCAAGTGCGTTTGATAGAATCAATGTGCGTAGACTGTTTATCATCCTGGAAAAGGCAATTGCCACAGCATCTAAGTACCAATTGTTTGAATTCAACGATGAGTTCACTCGTGCGATGTTCAGGAACATGGTAGAACCATTCTTGCGTGATATCAAGGGTCGTCGTGGTATTACTGACTTTAGAGTCGTATGTGATACTACAAACAACACAGGTCAAGTTATCGATAGAAACGAGTTTGTTGCAGACATCTACATCAAACCTGCGCGTTCTATCAACTTTATCTCGTTGAATTTCATTGCTACTCGAACTGGCGTAGATTTCGCCGAGATCGTTGGCGCTTAATAGTATTATAGGAGTAAATAAAAATGGCAACTTTAGGCGTAGATGATTTCAAAGCTAAATTAATTGGCGGCGGAGCAAGACCTAACCTTTTCAAAGCAACTTTAAACTTTCCAGCATACGCTGGTGGTAATGTTGAATTAACATCGTTCATGTGTAAGGCAGCACAACTACCAGGATCTATAATCGCTCCGGTTGTAGTTCCTTTTAGAGGTAGACAGGTTCAGATCGCGGGAGATCGCACATTCGAACCTTGGTCAGTTACTATCATTAACGATAGTGGTATGGAAGTCCGCAATGCAATGGAGCGTTGGATGAATGGTATTAATTCTCACTCCCAGAATACCGGTCTCGCAAACCCATTGGATTATGTCGCGGACATGTCGGTAGAGCAGTTGAATAAGGCTGGCGATACCACTAAGACATACAACTTCCGCAGTGTATGGCCTTCAAACATCTCTGCAATCGAACTTTCTTACGAAAGTAATGATCAGATTGAAGAGTTCACTGTTGAATTCCAAGTTACATACTGGGAGTCTAATACAACCAGCTAAAAATGTTGTATAAGTAAATACATGGGGTTGGGAGAAATCCCTCCCCATTTTTATTGAATATGAGATATCAGGAAAAATTATGGAACTATTTGGTTTTCAAATAAAGCGTAAGTCCGAAGAAGCGGAAGAAGCAAAGAAAGTATCGTTTGTCCCTAAAGAGACTGATGACGGTGCAGGTGTAGTCACATCTGGTGGTTACTATGGGTCTTATGTTGATATTGATGGAACTTCTAGTAGAAGTGATGCTGAACTAATTCTAAAATATAGACAAATTGTCGAGCACCCAGAATGCGATTCTGCCGTGGAAGACATTGTTAACGAATCAATTATATCTGATGAAGATTCTACTCCAGTAGATATTATCACAGATGATCTGGAGCAACCAGATAAAGTTAAAAAACTTATTAAAGAATCATTTGATGAGGTGACATCATTACTGAACTTTAATAACGCAGGGCATGAGATTTTCCGTAAGTGGTATGTTGATGGTAGATTGTACTACCACATGATCATTGACGAGAAGTCGCCAAAGAAAGGTATCCTGGAACTACGACCAGTCGAACCTACAAAAATTCGCAAAGTGCGTGAAATAAAAAAAGATAAAAAAGACCTTGCTACTGGTAATAATTTAATTGGTGGTGTAGAAGAATACTTCATCTACCAAGACCAAGCACTAGGTAAGAGTAATCAGGGGTTGAAGATTAGCAAAGATGCTATCTGTTATGTAACAAGTGGATTACTAGATTCTAGCAGAAAACGGGTACTGTCGCACCTACACAAAGCACTTAAACCAGTTAACCAGTTGCGCATGATGGAAGACTCGTTGGTTATTTACCGACTATCAAGAGCACCCGAGCGCAGGATTTTTTATATTGACGTGGGTAACTTACCAAAGGGTAAGGCAGAAGAATATCTACGATCGGTTATGGCACAGTACAAGAACAAACTTGTATACGATGCAAACACTGGTGAGATCAAGGACGATCGTAAACACATGTCTATGCTAGAAGACTTCTGGCT